TATAGTATAGCTTGTGAGGATTGTTAATATTAGGAGAATAAAATGAATTTAAAATTCAATATTCATGATAAAGTAAAACTTCCAAAAGAAATTCATAAAGAACTAACAGGTAATGTTATTTCTATTTGGATTGGGGAAGATGGAATACAATATAAGATTCGTTATTTTTGGGAATGTAAACCAAATGAAATATATTTTTATGAATCAGAATTAGAAAAGGTATAATGGATAATTTATCCATTAAAAAAATAATCAAAAAATTTCATAAAAAACACCCAATAAACTGTAAATGTCCTTTTAAAATATTATGAAACTAGAAACTAATAAAGAAAAAGGAACTAAACTAGAAGATTTGGTAGTAGCTTATTTTTCCGAAATATATCCTAATGTAAGAAGAACAAAGGCTTCTGGAGCCAAAAATGAGAAGGGAGACATAGCAACTGGTTCTCTACGTTTTAAAGTGGAGTGCAAACAAAGAAATACAGAAAATTGTATTATAAATCGTAAAGTATGGAATAAGTTGTGTGGAGAGTTAAATACTTATCATAATGATACTCCACTTTTAGTTTTAGGTAATAAATATGATGAAATATTTTGTGTTTTAGATATAAAAGACCTAATTAGAATCTTAAAGGAGAAGTATTAATGCATCTCAAAGTAGAGGATATTGAAGCTCCTAATTATGATGTTATTGATGTAGAAACAAATACAGTAATTCCTGCGGTTCAAGAAGCAAATGATGAAACTGGAGAAATAACTTTACTGCTCAGAGATATTGATGGCAATATAATTTTTAAAGATGAAGAAGCAGTATGTTTTAGATTTAAAGGTAATATTAAACTAGTAAAAAAACAAATTAAGGAGAAATAAAAAATGGCTTTACATGAAGAAGGAACATTTAAAGGAAAACCAACACTAACTCTTAAAAGAACTGAAGATGATAAATATGCAGTGACTTTTGGGGTTTCAAAGTTAGCTCTGATATTGGAAAACATAGAAATAGTTAAAGAATTTGTAGCTAAAAATACTAAGAAATAATGGAGTAAAATGGCTAAAAAATCTAAAGAAGAATTAACATTAAATGAAAAAAAAGAACGTCTTAATATATTAATTAACGAAAAAAATAGAGAGTATAAAGGAACTGTTCTAAAATTTGCTAAAGATGAAGAAGAAGTAACTAGAACTTTTTTTGGGGTAAAAGAATTAGATGAACTTACTGGAGGTGTGCCAAGTAAAAGATTTAATATCATTTGGGGTGGTGAATCAGTAGGCAAAACTACTGCTTGTTATATGCTTATAGCTAGTGCACAAAAGAAAAATAAATTATGTGCTTATATTGATCTTGAAAGAAGTTGGGATTCTGCTAGAGCTAAACAGTTTGGTGTAGATGCAGATAATTTAGTCTTAGCCAATGCTTTTGAAAATGCAGAACAAGCTATGGATACTCTTATACAAATGTGTAGAGATAAAGCAGTTGATTTTATAGTATTGGATAGTATTCAAGGATTATCTCCTAAAGGAGAACAAGAAACTAAAAAAGGCAAACTTAAATCAATTGAAGATGATGAAATGGCTTTGCTTGCTAGAAAGATGAGTAAGTTTTTTAGAGTAAGTGCTGCTGGAGTATATAAAGGAGATGTTACTGTAGTTCTTATAGGTCAATCAAGATTGGATATTGGAGGATTTATACCTTTAGAATCTCTTAGTGGAGGTAAAGCTCTAAAGTTTTGGTCTACTATGACATTAAGAATGCATAGGGGTCCAAAAGCAGAAGCTCCTACAAAAAAAATAGTGTTAGAGGAAGAAGATGAGAATGGTAAAAAAATTAAAATTGAAAAAACAATTGGATTTCAGTCAGTGATAAAATTAGAAAAAACTAAGATTAGTGGAACTAAATCTGAAGGAACTGAAGTAAAGTTACCATTTTTCTTTGAAAGTGGATTTAAAATGGAGGATAAAAATGAAGAAAAAACCGAATAAAAACTTAACATTAAAAAAATCTAAAGTAGTGGTAGAAAAAGATGAGTTAGATGGAGATGTAATAGTTAATGGTAAACAACTAACTTTAAACAAAGATTATTTTCTAACTAAAGAAGGTATTAAGTTAAGTAAAGAAACCGAAATTTTACTAGAAGACAAAAATACCAAAAATTATGGTTTTTTCTTTACTAGAAGTGTTATAAAAAAGATTAAATAATACTGAAAAGTTATTATAGTAACAGAACAGTATAATCCTCAACTATTTGAGCGTCAAACCTTCGGGTGAGCAAAGTAATAATTTGCAGTCAATTGTGGGTGGAAAACTGGGATTCCCACTAACTTTTCTAAAATAATACTGTAACACTATAAATCATATGTCTATATATAATAGTAAGGACTACTAAATATGGATTATTTTACAATAGAGCAATATTTTTTAAATGGGAAATTGGAAGAGGTTTTAGCTTTATATAAAGAAGATTTTGAAGCTGCAGATTCCTATTCTAAAGAATTTATGAATAACATTCTAATTTCTCCAGTTGAATGCCAAGAAGCATTAGATATATTAACTGGACTATATATGAAGTTTAATGTAGTATACAGTATAGCTGATTTTCAATATCAAAAGAAAAAAGAACTGGCTAAAACTAATAAAGATTTAAGTTCTGTAAGTATGACTTTTCTTAGAATTAGAAATATATTTAAAGCTTATATTGATAATGTTAAACGTGCTATATCCACAAGTCAATCTCAGTTAAAATATTGGGGTAATGAAATTAGGTTAACTAAATAAAAATTATGAATCTTGTTAATATAAGTAACTCGAAAAGAAAAATTTCTTGTTTTTGTAGAGAAAATGATGGTAAATTAAATATCATTGAAGATGATAATTTCTATCCTTTTTTCTTTGAAAAAACTAATAACGAATCAAAATACATATCTTATGATGGTAAACCTCTAAAAAAGATATTTGTTTCCCATCCTGGGGAAGTTGCTAAAAGTAGAAGTAATTCTAGTTATTCTTCGGATATAAAATTCACTCAAAATTATATAATAAATAAAATAGATGAAATAACAAAAGCTCCAATTAAATATTTCTTTTTAGATATTGAAGTAATGGCAAAGGAAATGTCAGATCCTTCAAACGCCAAATATCCAGTAAGTTGTATTACTCTATATAATTCATTCTCTAAAGAATATATAAGTTGGTTTTTAGATGAATGGGATAATGAAACATTAATGCTAGATAATTTTGTATCTCATATTAAAAAAGAAATCCCCGATATTATATTGTGTTGGAATAGTTCTTATGATTATACCTACCTTTATAATAGAATTGAAAAATTTTCTGAAAGAATAAGCCCAATAAATCAAAGCAGATATGGAGAAGATAAAAACGTCCTATATCCGTGTGGAATTTCTATCATAGACTATCTTAGATGGTTTAAAAAGATACATATGAGAGAAGCTTCTTATACTTTAGATTATATTGGTGAAAAACACCTTGGTAAAGGAAAAAAGTTTGGCAAAGTAGATTTTTCAGTAATCTCTGAAAAACTTAAAAAACACAATCGTGAAGATGTTGAAATGATGGTAGAGTTAGAACAAAAATATCAAATAATTCCATATTTTGATGAAATTAGAAGATTATCTAAATGCCAATTTGAAGATCTTTATCATAATTCTCGTGTAGTAGAATCATTAATTTTTCAAGAAGCACTACTACAAAATGTAGTATTGCCAAATAAGCCACAAGTAGACGAAAATGAAGAAGAAACTACTTTTGAAGGAGCAACTAGAGAAGCAGGATTTCCTGGATTATATGAAGGAATAGGGGAATTTGATCTTTCATCTGCATATCCTGCAATGATAGCAAATTTTTGTCTTGATCCTGCAAATATAATTGATATTAAAATAGAAAATAGTATAGAAGTTAATGGAGTTTGTTTTAAACAAAATAATAAAGCAATGCTTCCTTTAGTAGTTAAGAGAATGTTAGTATTAAAGGATAGAATTAAAAAAGAAAAAGAAGCAAGTCCACAAGATAAATACTTAAAAATTAAATATGACGCAATTAAAGGTGTTGTAAATTGCTTTGTTCCAAATACAGATATATTAACTGTAGAAGGATTAAAAAAAGTAGAAAGTATTAAAGTTGGTGATTATGTTTATAATGTGAATCCAATTACATTATGTACTGAAATAGATAAAGTAATTGAAATACAACAGTATGATTATAGGGGAAACATATATAATTTTAAGAATAAAATGGCGGAATTATCCGTTACTGAAGATCATAGATTTTTAGTTTCTACTTGGAATAATAGCGAGCCAATTTTTAAAACTGTTAAAGAATTATGTAATTCCACAAACAGAAGAAATTTTCAGATACCTAAAATCAAACCAACAAACCAAAATTCAGTTAATAAACAGATCTCGCTTCTTTATCTTTTAAAAGAATTAAATGGTAAAGTATATATCAAAGCCCCCAAAGATAAAATCTATAAGTATAGAAATATTAAAATAAAGAATATAGATAAAAAGGCAAATAATTCTAGATTAATAAAAGGCAAAAGAATATATAAACTAAGATGGGGCTGGGCTAGGGATATAGTTGAAGAACAGCTTATAGCTTTACATAACGAAGGATGGCTGGTGTTTGGACAAGTAGAAGAAAAAGAAAGTTTATCCCCAATAATATATAATAGAAAAAATTTTATGGAGTTTTTAGGATGGTTTATTAGTGAAGGAAGTACTTACACTACAATTCCTAAACAATTTAAAACTACACTTAGAGGAACTAGTTATAGTATAAATATTACTCAAAAAAATATTAATGATTTAAATGAAATTAAAACTCTAATATGTTCACTGGGATTTACTGTTCGTAAAATTCAAGGAATAACAATTTCCTTTTCCTCCCATCTTTTAAGTAATTATCTTTCAAAGGAATGTGGAATTGGGGCAAGAAATAAAAAAATTCCGCTATTTGTATTTAATGAATCTTATAAAAATATAGAGATTTTATTTAATTCTATGTATAGGGGAGATGGTACAAGAAGAGACAAAAGATATAATACTGCCTCAAAACAACTCGGCGAAGATGTTATTAAACTACTAGTTTTACTTGGATATGGTTCGATTAGAATTATTAGAGATTTTGGATATGATAAATATATAAAAAATGATATTTATAGAATACATTTTAGTAATTTTAATAAATCAATAACTAAAGATTATATTAATATAACTCCATATAATGGGAAAGTATATTGTTTTACCACTGAAAAGAATAAAAATTGTTTTGCTGGATTAAATGGAAATTTAACTTTAACAGGACAATCAATCTTTGGAGTAACAGGATTAAAATATTTCAGATTATTTTCAAATCAAGTAGCTTCATCAATCACATTCTTAGTTCGTGATTTATTAATGTATGTTAAAGAGCAAATAGAATTAAAAGGAATGAAGGTAGTTTACTGGGATACAGATGCACTCTTTATTAATACTAAAGAAGATATAACTGATAAATTAAATGAATATATCCAAAAATGGGCTTTAGAAAAATTTGGTAAAAAAGATATTTCATTAGTATTTGAACGTAAGGGTTGGTATACGTCATTATTTATTTTGGGTGCTTGTCATTATTATGGATATATGTTTGGTAAAAAAGATCCAGAAATAAAAGGAATTGAAGCAAAACGTGCATCAAGTAGTAAATATGAAGCTTATTTTCAACTAAAACTACTTAATAGTATAATTGAAAAGAAAAGTAAGAAAGAAATAGAAGATTGGATTTGTTCTGAAATGGATAGAATTAAAACTCTTCCCCTAGAACAAGTATCTTTTCCTGCTAAAATAGGAACCAGAGAATACAAAAATGTTCCAATATTCATTCGTGCAGTAGAAAATACTAAAAAAATTAAAAAAGATTTTAACCCAACTAAAGGGGAATTATTCTATTATGTTTTTTTAAATACTGGTAAAAATGATGTTTTAGCTTTTACTGAAAATGATAACAATTTTATAAATAAAAAAGAAATTGATTGGGAAAGAATTATTAACAGAAACATTTTCTCAAAGGTTGAGAAGATATTTACTCCACTTGATTGGGTATTTAAATCTAAAGATCAAATGGAATTATTTTGAAAGGAAGGTGATTAAGATTAGTAAACAGAAGAATAAAGGGAAAAAAGAAATTAAGAAGAAGTCGAAGGGAAAGAAATAAATGAAAGATTTATATTATATGGTAGAGTTAACAAATATTGATGGAAGAGTAGATACAGTATTAATTAAAGAAAAAGACTTAGTTAGTTTTATAAGTAATTATGATGATGTAAATTATACTTTATTAAATATTCATGGTATTGGTCCTGTTAATTTAGACTATAAAGATTTTATTAAAAAAGAAGTAACGCTAGAAAAAGGAGATGTAAAAAATGTTAAGTAATAAGCATATATATGCTGAAATTGAAACAGCTGAAAAAGTTCGTGATAATTTAGATAGTGATTATGAGAAAGCTATGTTAAAGATGGCTATTCTTAATATTAAGTTACAACACAATATCAGAACTAATATGACTACAGTTATGAAGTTCTTGAAGATCCCGTTGGTAGAACCAGAGGACAAGGGAACAGAAGTAAAGTAATAGTATAGTGGGATGCGTATACTATAATCACGCATAAATTATTAGTTTGCATAACGGGTATTGCGAGCAAACCGATGTAAGGACATTATAGTTACTTAATTTAGGTACTTGTGAATTAAACGCCCAAAAACACGATTAAATATCAGTTATCTACTGAGGCGTATCAGTGCAGGATAGCCATATGTTACCAAGTAGACAGGTGCAGAAGCTTGTGAAGTCTACCCCAATAACTAATTAAGTTATAATACTATACAATACCTTGCTTAAAATTTGGAAGAAGCAGACAAGGCTTTGGCACGGTGGGAGGTCAGGTAGCTCCTGGCAATCCGTGATGGGTGGCGAGTGGCTTTTTTCTTTAAATAGAGGATAAAAAGTGTCTAATATACTAACAGAAGAATTTTTAAATAAATATAAAAATAAACAACCTATTTGGGGCTATAATGGTTTAGGCTATGTTGTGTATAAACGCACATACAGTAGAGAAAAAGCCAATGGTAGTTCAGAAGAGTGGTTAGATACAGTTTCTCGTTGTGTTAATGGGGCACAAGATATAGGAGCTGATTACACTAAAGAAGAAGCAGAAAAACTATTTGATTATATATTTAATTTAAAATGTTCTTTTGCTGGTAGAATGCTTTGGATGTTAGGAACTGAATATATTAAAAAATGGGGTGGAAATGCACTTTGTAACTGTTTTTTTTCTACTATAACAGAACCAGAAGATTTCTGTTTTATATTTGAAAATTTAATGATGGGTGGAGGAGTAGGATATTCAGTAAGAAGAGAAGATATACATGAACTTCCTAGAGTAAAAGAAGGAGTAAAAATAACTCATCAATGTACTAAAGATGCAGATTTTATAGTTCCCGATAGTAGAGAAGGATGGGTAGCTCTTTTAAGAAGATTATTAAAATCTTATTTTGTAACTGGAAGAACTTTTACATATTCAACTATATTAATAAGAGGATATGGAGAAAAAATATGTGGATTAGGTGGAACTGCAAGCGGTCCTGCAATATTAGTTGAAGGAATTACTAATATATGTAAAATATTTGAATCTAGGGAAGGAAAAAAACTTCGTTCAATAGATGTATTAGACATATGCAATATAATTGCATCAATAGTTATTAGTGGTAATTTGAGAAGAAGTGCAAGTATAGCTATTGGAGATCCAGATGATTATTTATTTTTAAGAGCTAAAAGGTGGGATTTAGGAAATATACCTAACTGGAGAAGTTTATCTAATAATACTATATATGCTGATGATTTTACCCATATCCAAAATGATATTTGGGAAGGTTATCATGGTAATGGGGAACCATATGGTTTATTTAATCTTCCTTTAGCTAAAAAATATGGAAGACTAGGAGAAATAATTAAAGATGATATAGTTGGCGAGAATCCCTGCGGTGAAATTTCACTCCCATCTGGCGGAGTATGTTGTTTATCAGAATTATTTTTAAATAATATATCTTCAAAAGAAGAATTAATAGAATGTGCTAAATTACTATATAAAACACAAAAAGCAGTTTGTTCTTTAAAGTATTTACATGAAAAAACTAACAAAGTAGTCCATAAAGATTACCGTATAGGAATTAGTGTTACTGGAGTTTGCCAATCAATAAGTAAACTTGATTGGTTAGATGAATGTTATAAAGAAATACGAAAATTTGATAAAGAATGGTCTAAAAAAAAGGGATTGCCAGAAAGTATTAAACTAACTACTTGTAAACCTTCAGGTACTATATCATTACTTTCTGGTTCTACTCCAGGAGTACATCCAGCTTTTAGTAAATATTATATTCGCAGAATAAGAATGAGTAGTAATGATAAATTAATAGAACAATGTAAAAAATTAGGATATAAAGTTGAATATGTTAAACAATTTGATGGAACAAATGATTTAAGAACAATGATAGTTGAGTTCCCATGTTTTGCTGGTGATGGCAGTATAGCAGCTAAAGATATGCCAGCTATAAATCAGTTGGAATTAATTAAAAAGATGCAAACTATTTGGGTTGATTTATCTGTTAGTTGCACAGTATATTTTAAAAAAGAAGAATTACCAGAAATAAAGAAATGGTTAAAAGATAACTATACCAACTCTATTAAATCTGTGTCTTTTTTACTTCATAAAGAAAGTGGATTTATTCAGCAGCCATATGAAGAAATAACCGAAGAAAAATATTTAGAACTAATCAAAAATGTAAAATCATTAACAAATCTAACAATAGGTGAAGGAGAATTGGAAAGCTTTGAATGCACTTCGGGAAGCTGCCCAATTAAATAAAGGAGAAGTAAAATAATGAAAAATATTGCTAATCTTAAAAAAGAAGAAATAGTTAAGAGATTTAATTTTAAATGTACTCATGGGCATAATGGACTTGAACATCCAACTTGTTATGCTAAAGACAACAGAATTAAAGAAAGTATTGGAATTGTTGATATAGAAACATCAAATCTAAAAGCTAATTGGGGATTTGTATTTTCTTACTGCTTAAAATCTGAAGATGGGGCTTTAATTAAAAGAATTCTAACTGCTAAAGAAATAAAAGATGGAATATATGATAAAGAACTAATGAGACAATTTTGTATTGATGTTAGAAAATTCGATAGATTGATAGGATACTATAGTGCTAGATTTGATATTCCTTTTCTAAGAACTAGAGCTTTATATCATGGATTAGATTTCCCTATATTTAAAGAAATAAAACATACGGATTTATATGATATAACTAAAAGAAAACTTAGTTTACACTCAAAAAGATTACAAGTAGTAGCTGATTTTTTTGGTATTAAATCTAAAGGACATCCAATGAATCCGTCGGTTTGGTTCAAAGCAATGGCAGGAGATGAAAAAGCTTTAAAATGGATTATGATACATAATATTGAAGATGTTGATACTACTCTTGAGTTATGGAATAGACTTAACGATTACTCTAGAATAACAGATACTAGTATTTAATGAAGGATGAGAAATTCAAAGATTTATTAAAAAGTTTAAATCAAATGAAAAATATTGACGCATATAAAAAAATTAGAAAAATTTGGGGTATAAAACCAATTACAAAAATTAAAAAAAGTAAAAAAATATATAACAGACAAAAAGCCAAAAGAGAAATAGATAACTACTAAAAGGAGAAATAAAAATGGAAATAAAGATTAAATTGGGTGAATTAGCAAATATTGATGCAAAGATAAATGATAGTGAAGGTAAACCGTTGCCTAGTTTAGCACAAAAAATATTAAATGCACCAGTTAAAGATGTAACAGGTTCTTATTGGTTAACTCGTATAATCAATAAAATTTTAAATGAATTACAAACTTTAGAAAAAACTAAAAATAAGATAGTTATGGAATATGTTATTGATGAACCAATTAAAGAAGATAGTGCTCCAGATACTAAACCTCGTAAGATTATAGATCCTGCTAAATTAACAGAATTAAATGAAAAGCTAATTGTTTTGGCTGATACAGAAACTACTATAGATATAAATTCAAAAATTAAGTTGGAATGGTTAAATGGTATAGATATAACAAATAACGATTTAATTTTGCTAGATAAATTTATTGATACAGAAATAATTAAATAATATGACTATATCAGAACTTTGTAAAAGAGCACATCAAACTGCAAAAGATAAAGGATTTTGGTCAGAATCAATATATGAAATAGGAAATCCAAAAGTTATTGTAGGTGAACAACCAAAAGAACGTAATGATGGAGAATTACTTATGCTTATGGTTAGTGAATTAGGTGAAGCACTAGAAGCTTTAAGACATGGTAATCCTCCAAGCGAACATATACCTAAATTTAGTGCTTTAGATGAAGAAATGGCAGATTTAGCTATACGATTAGGAGATTTTTGCCAAGCTAGAGGAATAGATTTAGATAAAGTATTAGAAGCAAAAATGAATTTTAATGATACTCGTGAATATAAACATGGCAAAAAATTCTAATGCTAATTTTTATTGGAATAGTGTTAATTATATTAGGTAGTTTATGTGCTTGGTGGTCTTTATTAAGACCATTTTTAATTTTTACAGGATTTATTTTAATAATAACAAGTTTAGTTAAATTAATATTAAATTAAAATGAAAACCACATATACAGAACAATACTATAAACAAAAACAACTAGAAAGAGATATATACTATTTAAAAATAGCAAAAACTATTTCTTTAAGAAGTAAATGTATGTCTAGAAAAATAGGTAGTGTTCTTGTGAAAGATGATAGTATAGTTGGTAGTGGATTTAACGGTCCTGCTAAAGGAGTAAAACATTGCAATGAAAGATCATTAGAATTTTATGAAACTTTAGATACTAAATATAATCCCAAACTAATTTGGGACAGTTCTAAATGTCCTAGAAGATTATATAATTATTCTTCTGGTCAAGGATTGCACCTATGCCAAGCAGGTCATTCAGAACGTAATGCAATATTACAAGCAGCTAGAAATGGAATATCCACTAAAGATACAACACTTTATGCATACTGTGGGCAAATTTGTAAGGATTGTGCAATAGAATTAATTAATGCTGGCATTAAAGAATTAGTATATTTAGAAGGTCCTGAAAAAAGACCGATTAATCCATACGATAATTATTCAGAAACTATATTAAAAGAAAGCAATATTATAATAAGAACTGTTAATGAGGAATTGATATGAAATTAAGTAATGATTATTTGCTTCCGGCATCTTTAGTTAGCGTAATTGAAAGTAAAAACTATGATCTCTCTAAATCAGATCCACTGAGAATTGGAGTTACTACTTTAAATAATCCTCCAAGAATAAGACAATTATCTGTTAGACATTGTAATGAAATAGAAGAAGATGTATCTGAACAATTATTTCGTGTATTAGGTGATGCAGTTCACTACATTCTAGCAAAAACAGAACAAAATAAAAAACTTATAGAAGAAAAGCTTACTGAAGTAGTTGATGGTATAACTTTAGTAGCTAAACCTGATTTATATGATGATGAACTTAAAACCATTGAAGATTATAAAATTACTACAGTTTGGTCAGTTAAAAGTATAAAACAGGATTGGTTAACACAATTAAATTGTTATAGTTGGATGCTTACAAAAGCTGGATTTGAAGTTAAAAAAGCTTATATTAATGCTATATTAAAAGATTGGAGTAAGAATGAAAAGCTTAGATTTGGCAGAGACTACCCAGAGATACCTTTTAAGCGTATAGAAGTGCCCCTGTGGTCGTTTGAGACGCAAGATAAATATATTAAGGATAGAATAGCCTTATATAAGTCTACGTTAAATCTGAGCGACATAGACCTCCCCATTTGTTCTTCTGAAGAGCGTTGGGCATCTCCAGATAAATGGGCTATACATAAAAACAAAAATAAAACAGCAAAAAAACTATGTTCTTCATATGAAGAAGCTTGTGAATATGTAAGTAAAATTAAAGATACTAAGAATAAATATAATATAATTAAACGTGAAGGAAATGACATTAGATGTACAGGATACTGCAGCTGTAATTCTTTTTGTTCGTTTTATAATGAAAAATACGGTGCTAAGAAATGACTATAAAAGATAATTCATTATTTAAAACATTAAGACACATAGAGGCGGTTAGAAATTATTTAGATTTAATTATTCGTGAATTACTTTTTAGAGGTGAAAATCACGATCAAAGTAAACTTCAATCTCCAGAAATGGAAATGTTTAAAAAATATACTCCTAAATTAAGAGATATTACTTATAATTCTAAAGAATATAAAGAGTGCATGGAAAAGATGAAAGATGCTATTACTCATCATCATTCGACTAATAAACATCATCCAGAACATTATGTTAATGGGATTAGTGATATGACACTAATAGATTTAATGGAAATGTTATGTGATTGGAAAGCTTCTAGTATGAGACATAATAATGGAAATTTATTAAAAAGTATTGAAGTTAATCAAGAAAAATTTAAGTTTTCTGAAGAATTAGCTAAAATACTACAAAATACTGCTATGTGGATAGATTCTCAAAAAGTAAATCATTATGCACAAGAAAGTTAAATGAAAATAATTAAACCTTCAGTAGAATTACTTAGTATTACCCCAAATGCAGAAAAGTTAATAGAACGTGCTGGAAGAGTATGTTATAAAAGTGAAAATTTAATAACAGAAGAAAGTTTTACTAAGTTTATACAAAATATAATTAAAAGAGGTCATGAAGCAGTATTAGAACATGCTAGTGCCTCATTATTATTTATTTGTGATAGAGGAGTTACACATGAGATTATTAGGCATAGACTTGCAGCATATTGCCAAGAATCTACTAGATATTGTGTAACAGGAGATAGCAAACTTACTTGTAAAAATAAACATCAATATTTTACAATTGAAGAATTATATAATGATAAAATAAATAGTAAAAATGGTTCTTGGAAAAGATTAAATATTAAACAATTAAATGAAAATAGTGGTGAATTAATATATAACAGAATTTTAGATATATTTTATAATGGAGAAAAGGAAGTTTTCCAAATAAAAACTAGACTAGGTTATAATCTTAAATTAACAGCAAATCATAAAATACATTCTATTAATGGATATAAAGAATTAAAAGATTTAAAAATAGGAGATAAAATATCTGTTAATGGGCAAAATATTTCTCCTCTTAAATATACTTCTTATGATTGGTTATTTTATCAAAATATAACTTTAAATAAAACTTTTATTAGTATTAGTAAAGAATTTGATTATAATATAAGTACATTAAAAAAATGGGCTAGAATATTAAAAATTCCAAAAAAAGGAACTGGTTATTTTAATATAGGTAAAATTCCTTGGAATAAAGGACTAAAAGAAAATAATGATATAAGAATTAAAAATCAAGGTAATGCTTTAAGAAAATATCATTATGATAAAAGTAAAAAAGGAATAAAAATATTAAAATATGATACTTCCGAATATCAAAAAAATATTAAAAATAATTGTGAAATTTGTAATACAAGTAAAAATTTAGAAGTACATCATATAGATGAAAATAGAAAAAATCATAATCCAAATAACTTATTAACTGTATGTGAATCTTGTCACTTAAGATTACATTCAAAAAATTTAAATATATTATATTTTGATAAAATAGTTGAAATTAAATCAGTGGGTTTAGAAAAAGTATACGATATTACTATGAAAAGTAATTATAAAAATTTTATAGCTAATGGAGTTATAGTTCATAATTGTAACTACTCTAAAGACAAGTTTGATAATCAATTAATATTTATAGAACCTTGTTTTTGGAAGAGTAGTAAGTATGAAGTTAATTCAGATGAACTTAAACAAGTAGTTTGGAAAAATGCTATGTTATTTGCTGAAAATACTTATAAACAATTAATAGAATACGGGGCTACACCTCAAGAAGCTCGTTCAGTATTACCTAATTCTCTTAAAACGGAAATTGTAGTAACTGCTAATATGCGTGAGTGGAGGCATATTCTTAAACTTAGAACTTCTGAATTTGCTCATCCTCAAATTAAAGAAGTAATGTTGTTAGCTAAAAAAATATTAAATAAAGAATGCCCAAATGTATTTGGAGATATTAAATGAAAGATATAGTAATTTTAGGTGGTGGATCTTCTATATGCGAAGGTATATCTTTAAATATTTGGGATAAGCTACAAAAAAGTAATGTAGAAGTATGGAGTTTAAACTATGCTTTTCTAACTCTGCCGTTTAAACCTGCAAAACAACTTTGGATAGACACAAGATTTTTTAAGGAAAATATAGAAAAATTGCAAGAACTATATTTAAAGGGAGTTTCTTGTTGTGCTAAAGAACATACTTTATACAGAAATATAAAAGAAATTAAAACATATGTTACTACTAGAGAACCAAAAGAATTTAATAATAAAGTATTTATAGGTAGAAAAGGGTTATGTGGATTTTTTGCTTTATATTTAGCTTCCATGATAGAAAAAGCAGATAATATTTTCCTATTAGGTTACGATCATGGCACAATAAATAATTCTAACAAAACACATTATTACCAAGATATTTTAAAAACACAATCTACTGGAGTAGGGCAAACTAAACTCTATAAGGATGCTAATGGTAAAGTAGAAAAAGAAGTAGATGATTATGAATTATTCATTAGACCAGAAATAACATCTAAAATATGGAATGTATCTTTACAATCAAATATAAAAGCATTTGACAAGATTTCTTATGAACAGTTTTTTAGTAAATTGGAGAATAAATAATGAGTAAAAAAGTGGCTTTAATAACAGGAATCACAGGTCAAGATGGTAGTAATTTAGCTGATCTTTTATTGAAGGAAGGAATTGAAGTTCATGGAGTTATTCGCAGATCGTCTACTTGCAATACTAGTAGAATAGACTATCTTTTTGATCCAGAAAATAAAACATATATTCATTATGGTGATTTGGCTGATGGTATAGATAATTTACTTTATGATTTGCAACCTGATTATGTATTTAATACTGCTGCAATGAGTCATGTAAGAGTAAGTTTTGATATACCAATATACACTTTAGATATTAATAGTACTGGGGTTTGCAGAATATTAGAAGGTATTAGAAAAACTGGATTAATTAAAAAAACTCGCATATTACAATGTTCTAGTAGTGAAATGTTTGGAATTACTCCTCCTCCTCAAAATGAAAATACTATTTTTCATCCAGTAAGCCCTTATGGAATAGCAAAAACTGCTGCATATTGGTTAGTTAGAAGTTATAGGGATGGATATAATATGTTTGCTTGTAATTCAATATGTTTTAATCATACTGGTACTAGAAGAGGATTAAATTTTGTTACTAAAAAAATAACCAGAACTGCCTGTAAAATTAAATTAGGACTGGTAAATAAAATAGAATTGGGTAATTTAGAAGCAAAAAGAGATTTTGGAGATAGCAGAGATTATGTCAAAGCAATGTGGATGATAATTAATCACACTATTCCAGATGATTTTGTAATAGCAACAGGACAAACATATTCCATTAGAGAATTTGCCGAAAAAGTATTTGAATATTTAGACTTAGATTTTTATAAATATTTAGTAAATAATGATATATTTAAAAGACCAGTTGAAGTACCAGCACTACTTGGTGACTCCACTAAGATTAGAACTACTCTTGGATGGGAACCAAAAATTTCTTTTAATGAACTGGTAAAAAGTATGGTTGATTACGATATGGAGGAATTATTACATGAAATTAAATAAAATATATGAAGATAATAGGGGAGAAATTTATTTACTTACAGATTTATTTGTATTTCCAGAAATAACTCTTTTTAGAACATTTCAAGGAAAAGCACGTGGTGGATGCATTCATAAAATACATGACGAGTATGTATGTGTATTAGAAGGAAGCATACAATATGTTTGGGAAGATATTGAAATACAAACCAAAGTTTTATTTGCTGGGGAAACCATATTAATACCTAAAAATACTCCTCACTATTTTAAATCATTATCTAATTCTTTAGTAGCTGAATGGGGAGCTTCTCCAGAAGAAAAATTAGAAAAACATATTACTTTTAGAAAAATTGTAGATACAATAAATGAAAGTGGTAAATAATATGATACCACAATATGAACCTTTATTTAATAGAGAAGAATTAAAAAATGAACTTTCTAATTATGTAATTAGTGAAGGATGGTTTACTGAATATAAGAACACAGAAGAATTTGAAAATAAAATAAAAGAATTTTTAGGAGTTAAATATTGTTCTTTAGTTAATAATGGAACTATTTCACTTTCATTAGCACTATTAGCTGGAGATATTAAACCTGGAGATGAAGTATTAGTTCCAAATCTTACTATGATAGCTACTGCTAATGCTGTTAGATTAATAGGAGCTATACCAGTATTTGTTGATGTATCTCCAGAAAATTTATGTATGAATTTACTTGAAGCAAATAAAAAAATATCCCCAAAAACTAAAGCATTAATATATGTAACTTTAAATGGTAGAAGTGAACATCCTCTAGATATACAAAAATTTTGTGCAAATAACAGTTTATTTTATATATCTGATGATGCCCAATCATTAGGTTCATCTTATTGTTGTGGTCTTAATGTAGGTACTTTTGGAGATATTGCAAGCTTTTCTTTTAGTATGCCAAAAATCATAAGCACAGGGCAAGGTGGTGCTTTAGTAACTAATGATGATTATTTTGGGAATAAAATAAAAAAACTAAAAGATTTTGGTAGAATAAGTGGTGGATTAGATATACATGAAGAATTTGGAATTAATTCTAAATTTACAGAACTTCAAGCAATTCTTGGATTAAATCAATTTAAAACAATTACTGAAAGAATAAAAAGAAAAAAAGAAATATATTCACTATATTTTGATTATTTAAAAGATATAAAGAAAATACATTTTATTACTACAGAACTATATTATGTTACTCCTTGGTTTGTTGATATATATGTAGAGCAAAAAAAAGAATTACAAGAATACTTAAACAGTAAAGAAATTAAGACTCGTTCTATATATCCTCCATTAAATACTCAAAAATGTTATTTAGAACATTATGATTTATCATTTCCAATCAGTAATGAATTTTCAAATAAAGGAATTTGGCTTCCTTCTTCTCTTACTCTTACAAATGAAAATATTGAGTATATTTGCAATAAAATAAAAGAATTCTATAATGAATAATACAATAGCAATTATTTTGGCAGGAGGAAGTGGTAAAAGATTTGGAATGTTAAAACAATTTCTTCCAATTAATGGGATTCCTATATGTGGATATACACTTAAAAAGTTTAATAAGTTTTCAATATTATTTGTAGTCCCAGAACAACATCATCTTATTGCAAAGAATATTGTTTGTAGTTTAAAACTTAAAAATGTTTTTATTATAGTGGAGGCAATACTAGACAAGAAAGTGTATCTAAAGCTCTTAACTATATAGAATCTAATAAAATAAGATGCAAAAATGTTATTATAACAGATGCTAACAGACCCTGTATATCAGAAAAAACAATAGATGTTTTTTATAAAGAATTAAATTCAAAAACTTCCGCAGTAATTGCAGTTTGCAAAAGTGTTAATACTTCCTGCGGTTCAAATAAAAAAAGAAAACAATTAAAACATGTCTATGATAGAACCTACATGTATGACATGTTAATGCCTCAAGGATTTGATTATAAGTTAATATATAGTGCTCATAAAAAAACAAAATTAAAAAATGCTACTGATGATACTCAATTATTAAATAAAAATGTTTTTGTAAAATTAATTGAAATACCTTATTGGGAAGGGCTAAAATTAACAAATCCAGAAGATTATAAAGTATTTGAAAGGCTTTTAGAATGATAGTAGTTATTACTGGTGGAAATAGCGGAATAGCACAAGGTATTAAAAGTATTTTTTCTACTTTTTCAAATTATGATATTTATACCCCAAATAGATCAGAATTAGATGTAACTTTAATAGATAGTGTTATTTCTTATATGAGTAAAATAAAACCCGATATTTTAATAAACTGTGCTGGTTATATTAAACCCAGTAAAATTATAGATTCTGATGATAATGAATTAGATAAACACTACAAAGTGAATCTATTTGGAGCTTATATATGTAGTAAATACGCTTTAAAAAATGGATGTAAGACCATTATTCAAATAGGTTCTACTTCTGCTTTTGAAGGTCGTTCTGAATGGGGATTTTATTGCTGTGTTAAGGCAGGATTAGCTAGTTTAACCGAAACTTTGGCTAAAGAAGGAGTAAATTGTTATGCTATTCATCCAGCTAGAACTAATACTAAAATGAGAGACAGTTTATTTCCAGAAGAAGATAAAATTTTTCTGATGAAACCTGAAAGAATAGGCGAATTTGTTCTTGATTGTTTACGAGGTAAATTTTTAAGTGGTTCGCACATTATAGTTAAGAAAGATTATTTCTATGTATTACCAATGAGAGAATGCCCAAAATGACACATAACTACGAAGAAAAAATTGAAATAAAAGAAGAGTTTACTGATATTACTGATTTAGTTCAATCATTCATAGATTCACATAATATCACTAATGGGTTATGTTTAGTTTATTCTAAACATACAACTACATGCATTAGAATCTTAGAAAATGAAGAACTATTAAAAAAAGATATGCATGATTTTTTTGAAAGACTTTCTTCTTCAAACTGTCAATATAGACATGATGATATAGAACGTAGAAGCGTCCCACCAGATGAAAGACGTAATGGATTTAGTCATCTGAGAGCTATGTTACTTAATCATCAAGAATTAATACCAATAATTAATGGTAAACTTGACTTAGGTAAGTGGCAAAAAATATTTTATATTGAATGTGACCCAATAAGATTAGACAGAACACTTAACATTAGAATAATGGAGGATTAATGTATAATCCAGGAGAAATATCTAAATTTGGAGATCCAAACCTTCCCCCCTGGGAATGGTCATTACGCCAAAAAGGAATAATGAATAAAGAAGTTATGAAACAAAATGCTTTAGATTTTAAAAGAATAATGGAAAATAATGGTATTACTATAGTTCTTATATTTGGAACATTATTGGGAGTTATGAGAAATGGAGATGTTATAGATAAAGATTCTGATTTTGATGTATTTTGTTTTACTAAAGACTATTTAAAGTGGGAAAAAGCTAAAACAGAACTTAAACAAAATAGATTTTATATACCAGAAATAAAACCTTTACATGATGAATTTGTTTCTCGTAATGGAGAAAAAATAGATATTAATTGGATTATTCCATTTGGTAAATTTTATGTATATGATGATGGAATTTATTATCCAAAGGAATATTTTGATGTTTTAAAAACTGCACAACTATTTGGCGAAACTTGGAAAATACCTAATAATACAGAACAACTACTAACAGATTTATATGGAGATTGGAAAGTTCCTTCTTCTGCCAAAGGAAAACAATACATATATCAAAAATGAGAATTCTTATTGGGATAGCAACATATAAACGCATTAATAAACTTCAAAGATTATTAGATTCTATTAATAAACAAACTTATAAAGATATAGAAGTAGCTATAGTTTGTGATAATAATGATTTAGAAACATATACATATTTACTAAATTTACAAAAAACAAATATTTTAGTTTATCCATTGATTAATGATAAACAAGAATATGTAATTGGTTGTTGGAATAAAATATATGCTATATTCAATAATAAATACGATGCTTATTTGACTCTTGTAGATGATGTAGAATTATTTCCAAACTTTGTGGAAGAAATGGTTAAATGTATGAATACTAACTTTCCAGATTTAGATGGGGTGGTTGGTTCTACTCAAGAATGCCCAGGGCATCCTGAATTCACTTTTAAAATTTTTGGACAAACTATGGTAGGAAACACCTTTTTGAATAGATATAGAGAAATAGATTTTAAATTTTGCTGTATAGATTATTTTCACTTTTTTCAAGATGAAGAAATGTATTTGTTTTCTACGGAGTTAAATAAATTTATTCATTGTAAGAAAGCAATACTAAATCATTATCATCCAGCATTTATAAATGAAGAAAAAGATGAAACACATTTTATAGTAAGAGATGAAATAATTAGAAATGACACTAAAACTTTTAATAAAAGAAAAGAAAAGAAAATATTATGGGGATTATCGTGGAAATTAATAAATAAATATGCTAAAGCCTAAATGTATTGATTGCAATAAAGAATTATCAACCTATACAGCAAAAAGATGTCATAAATGTGAACATAAAAGACGTATTTTACTAGGACTACGCAAAGGAAAATTACATCCCAACTATAAACATGGATTTTGCTGTGATAATAAAAAAAAATATTGCAAATGTGGAAGGGAAATGAATTATAGATCAAAACATTGTTTTAATTGCCATCTTAAAAAATTTATAATTCATACTAAACAATTTCCTTCTAGATATTGGTTAAATAAACATAGAGATAAAATTACCAAACAAAAAATTTCAAAAAATTCCAAAGGTAAAAATAAAGGTAGAATACCTTCTTTTTCCGGTAAAAGAATAAAATATAAAGATATTTGTTTCAGATCATCGTGGGAAGCAATATATGCAAAATACTTAGATAAAAATAACATAAAATGGTTATATGAAACTAAAGTATTTGATTTAGAAAATACAACATATAGACCGGATTTTTACTTGCCCGAAACTGATGAATATATAGAAATAAAAGGTTATTGGTATAAAACAAGTTTAATTAAATTCAAACTATTTAAGAAATTATACCCAAATATTAATATTAAAATATTAATGAAATCACAACTGCAAAAATTAAATTTACTATAAAAAGTAAAATTATAAAAACTATATATAATAAAAGACAATCTTTAGGATTAGTATGGGGCAAATCATGGGAGATAGTTAAATGACAAAAATATGTTTTTTAGGTAATTCACAAACTCCTGCTGTTTTATTAAAAACTTTTAGTAAAATGACTCCTGGCAGAGGTGGTAAATGGGGGCAAATGGAAGGCACTGGTAATATAGAAGAAGCAGATTATTTTGTTACTATTGATAGAATTCCTTCTAACTATAGAAATATAGTTCCAGAAAATAAAACTATTTTTCTAGGTGCTCATCCTGAAACTTTACCTGGATATTCAAATATGAACTCTTTTAATGCTTTTGCTAAATGTGATTGCAAAGAAAAGATTGGATTTTTAGAGTGGTGGATAACTTATGACTACGATTATTTATCTAATTTAAAACCACCTAAAAAAACTAAATTACTAGGCACTATTGTTAGTGATTCTAGAGGAGATAAAAGTCATATAATAAGAAGGGAATATCTAGAAAGATTTTGTAATGCTAATGAAAATAAATTAGATATTTACGGAAGAATTGTACCATGGGGTTCTTTAATACCAAATTATAGAGGAGTTTGTGGTCAAGTAAATAAAGAAGTAGGAGATTATTGGTCTGGAAAAGAATCTGTTTATGAACAATATAAATATATGTTAGAATTTGATAATATTGGCAAATACTATTTTTCAGAACGTGTATTAGATTGTATGTTACTTTGGGCAATGCCTATTTATTGGGGTGGGCAAGGAGTTCATTTAGTATTACCAGAAAAATCTTTTAGATACTTAGATATTAATGGAAAAGGTGAAGATGTTATAAATGTTATTAATAGTGATTTTTATGAACAAAATTTAAATGAACTAGAAAAAGCCAGAAATATTTTACTTAATGAACAACAACTTTGGGCTAAAGTACACTATATAATTTTTGGAGTGCATAAATGAGTTTATCAGTAATAATACCATATACATTCGGAGATACTTTAAGAGAAACTAATCTAGCTAATCTTTTAAATTCTATAAATGCTCAAAGTCTTCCTAATTTTGAGCTTATAATCGTAGAAGAGCTTGTGGATTCTACTACAGAAGAGAAAGCTCCTTATCATCCTAAAATAAATAAATATATAACATTAAAAGATCATAGAAAATTTAATAAGTCTTGGTGTATTAATGTTGGAGTTCGTAATTGTAAATATGATAATATATTAGTATTAGATGCAGATATGTTATTTGGTAAAGATTATTTCTCTAAAGTTATGGATTTTTCTAAATTATACCCTAAATTTTTTAATGGATTTAATTATATCAGTCTTATGCCAGGAAGAGATAACCCAGTTTGTAGAATTCTTCCATTTAACAATCAAACAATTATTGGAGGATCGTGGTTTACTAATAAAAATTTCTTTTTTGATGAATTGGGTGGATTTAACGAAGATTATTTTGGTTATGGGGGAGAAGATAATGATACTGGAGAAAGAGTTAAGTATTTACTAAAAAAGATTCCTGAATTACCATATCCAATAATTCATCAATATCATGATTGGCATATTCCAACCGGAGCAAATCCTCTTAATCCAAATAGGATGGCTTATCTATTAGAAGCAAGAAAAAATCCAGCAAATGTCATAGCAAAATTAAAGTCTAAAAAATTAGGAAATTCTAACTATCCAACTCTTATTTATAGTCCTAACTCTAATATGAATAGTCAATCTGGTGAAGAAAGAATAATAATAAAATATCTTAATAAAAATCCAAGTACTTATAAAGGTAAATATATAGATATTGGCGGTGGGCACCCAACACAAATAAGTAACAGTTATTATTTTTATTGTATGGGATGGAGAGGAATTGTTGTAGAACCCTTAATTGAATATGCTAGTTTATATAGAAAAGAAAGAAATGAAGATATTTATATACAAAAAGCTATATCTGATTTTAGTGGAAGAATAAAAATATGTCATAATGTAGCTATAAATACTAATGTTGGTAATTATTATTTAGAAAACTTTCCAAACGAAGCTTATGAAACTGATTGTATAACAATAGAAGAATTAATAAAAGATAATCCTGCATTTATAGAACCAGACTTTATAAATATTGATGTTGAAGGTAGCGAAGAAAAAATATTATCTAAATGTAATTTTAATACATTTAAACCTAAGATAATATTAATTGAATTTTGGTTTAGAGGTAAAAACGAGGAAGGAAAAATCATAGATAGAATGGATTATAGATCAAAATGGGAGAAATATTTACTACCTCATTACGATTTTAAAGAAGTTATAGGTGGAAATGCTATCTACACTAGAAAATCCTAAATATAATTAATAGAGGAAATAAATGAAAATTAAAAAAAAGCCCTGGGGTAAAGAATCTATAACTCACATTAAAGATGGAATACAATTTAAAATACTCCACATAAATAAAGGAGAAGAAACAAGTCTTCAGTATCATAAAAATAAATGTGAAGCTATAATACCTCTAGATAATAATTGCACAGTAGAATATGCAAATATAATTGATTTACAAAATAAACAATTACATAAGAAAGTTCCACTTAAAAAGGGAATTATATATTTAATAAATTCTAATCACATCCATAGATTTATTGCTGAAAATAATGATACTGAACTAGCAGAACTAAGTAATGGTCCTGATGGAGATATTTGCAGAGTGGAAGACAAATATCATCGTAATGAAAAATCTTAATAGTGGTTATGGAATAATTGTTGGAGAAGTTTTAGGTGAGAATCTTTCTAAATTAGGGCTTATAAAAAATAAAGATTTTACAGTTGTTAAATTAATAAAGGATATAAAAATGAGCAGAAGTAGAAAAAAACATCCTATTACTGGGTTTACTTGTGCAAAAAGTGAGAAAGAAAATAAACGAATTATGAATCGTATTATTCGTCATAAAGTTAAAACTCAGTTTAAAACAAAAGATTTAGAAGAACTCGAAGAGTTTTTAGAACCTAAAAAAGATGAAGTAATGGATGTTTGGAGTATGGCAAAAGATGGGAAACAAAGATTTAATAAAAATGATGTATACTATAAAAAATCTTTGCGAAAATAGGAGACAATATGAATACTAAAGATAAAAAGACCTTAACTTGTCCTTTTTGTGATGGAATTGGATTTATAGAAGGCGGGATAGATATAGAAAGAGAAGTTCATGATAATTCTATTCCTATAAAAATTAATGTTTGTGAACACTGTAATGGAACAGGCAAAGTAAAAATTGTTTCTAAATGAGGAATTAAAAATGATTAAATATGAAGGTATAGTATCCGTTATTCCGGCTTTTAAAACTAAAACTAATATTTTAAATGAAAATATAAGATATATAGGAAACTATCCTCTAATAGCTTATTCTATATTTACTTCACGAGCTTCTCACCTAATAGATAAAACTATAGTGTGTACTGATGATAAAGAAATATCACTAAAAGCTTTTGAATATGGTGCTACAGTTCTTTTTATGGAATCTAGAATTGGCAAATTAGAATTTAATAGTGATTTAGAATGGATTTATCTATTTTTGCACAGATATAAAGAAAACTATGGTAAATATCCTAAAATATTAGCCATTTTACGCCCCACAAGCCCTCTGCGTTTTGTTTCTGAGGTGGAGAAGGGTATTATGGCTCTTGGAGACACTTTTACATCTGTGAGGTCAGTAGAAGCCTTAAATGAGGATTTGGAAAGAAACTATAAATTAAATAAACGTGGAGAGTTAGTGCCTGCATTTCCCAAGTTAAAATTAGAAGATATACATAATACTAGAAATAGTTTTACCACTTCTTTTCGTTCAAATGAATATATTGATGTTTTAAGATCTGAAATAATAGTAAAAAGCAAAGAATTATATGGGAAGAGTATTTGTGGTTTTATTACCCCACATATAATACAAGTTAAAACACTTGAAGATATTAGTTTATTGCAAGATTTACTTTTAAAAAGAGAAGAAGGTGTAATTTAAATGAGTGGAATTAAAATAGATAATTTTTTAGTAAGTTCATTTTATACTGAAAATACAGTATATCAAAATGAAATAGCTAATGTATTAATACCTTCTCTAGAAAAAATTAATTTAAAATATAATATAGAAGTATTAGAAAATAAAGGTTCTTGGCTTAGAAATGTGGCTCAAAAACCACTATCTATACTGAGAACTATGGAAAAATTTCCTTCTTATAACATTATAGCCCTAGATGCCGATTCAGAAGTAGTACAATTTCCTAAACTTTTTAATGAAATACCATTAGAATATGATATTGCTTATTTTACTTTGGATTGGGATAGTTGGTATAAAAATAATACCCATAAAAAAGAAGCTATTAGTAGTACTATATTTTTTAGAAATAATGAAAAAGTTAGAAATTTTGTTAAGGAGTGGTATGTTAAAGCAGAAATTTCTATGGAATGGGAACAAAAAATTATGGATGATATGATAAAGGAGAGAGAAAACATTAAAGTTTTCCCCCTCCCAATTGAATACTGTGCAATAACTTCTTTACCAGGAAATAAAGAACCTCATATTAAAATAGAAAATCCAGTAATTCTGCAACATCAAGCATCACGAAAACTAAAAAAGTTAATACATTAAATATTATATACTTTTATTTATTAATTGTTTTATTGAACCTAAATCTACGCAATTTTTCTTAACTAACTATAATATTTGGTAATGTATAAGAAATTAATTCATCAATGTAAAATGTGTTTTCTGCATCTGCATTAACAATTGTAATAATAATTTGGTCTATTACATCTTTATT